CCTGTGGGTATCGTTATTACTTAACTCGTATTCAAAAAGTTGAGGAACAACCTGCTGCTTGGACTCTTGGTGGTTCTGCTGTGCATAGGGCAACAGAGATTTATGATTTAGAATTATGGAAAAACAAGATGGAGCAACTATGAACGTGGATAGTATTTGGGCTGAAGCATGGAATGCAGAAGTTGAAGAGATAAAAAAATTCCAGGAACCAAACTTTGACATCGCTAACCTAAGACAATCTGTTCGTAGAACTAAGGCTATCCCTGATGGTGAGAACGCTGAGTGGTGGTTTGAGAATGGTAAAAAGTTTTTGAACTCCTGGATTCAATGGCGTGCTAACTCTGGTTGGGAAATATGGGAGACACCACAAGGTGTGCCTGCCATAGAGTTGATGCTTGAGATTGAAACAGGTGGTGTTAACATCAAAGGTGCAATAGACCGAGTGTTTGTTACACCACAAAATGAAATCATTATTGTTGATTTGAAAACAGGTATGCGTACACCACAGTCAGACTTACAGTTACAGGTGTATGCTTGCATGTTAGAACGTGCGACTGGTGTGCGACCACATTATGGTGCATACTGGATGGCAAGACAAGGTGGCACAAGTGTGCCCACTGAGTTAAATAAGTTTACATTACAAAAGTTAGATGAAATGATTGGACTCTTTCAGATTGCACGAGAGAACAATCTTTATCTACCTAACTTTGAGTCATGTAAAATGTGCTCCGTCATGGAGTACTGTTACTGGGTAGACGGTGAAAAGTCTAACAAGTTAGGGGAAATAAATGGCAACAAATGAAGCACTGTTTTCTGTTAGTATGAAAACAAGACACGGAACCATTCTCACATTACGTGCTGATGATTTCGAAACATTCTCTACACACATCGCTGATGCTGTTGGTGGAAACATCCAGTTAATTGTTGGTGCGTTAGAAGATGTTGTTCATGGAGATAAAGACCCTGTTGCTTACGCTACACAAGCGTTAGGTGCAACAAGTGTAATGACATCACCTAATATTGGTAGTGGTCCTGTGGCACCACCATCAATGGGTTCATTCCCTGTACCTACATGCCATCATGGTCCAAAGAAACATAAGAGTGGGCAAGGTGCTAAAGGTCCTTGGCAAGCATGGATGTGTCCATCTGCTAAAGGAACACCAGACCAATGTCAACCAATGTGGATTAAACGTGGCGAAGTTGGTTGGGCTGAGTAAGTGAGAACACTCACTAGAACAATTGGTAAAACTGAATCAGGTGGCGAACCATTGCCACCTGTGTTCAGAACATTTGAGTATGCCCAAATTGTTTTACGTCGCAGTGAAGTGAGCATGTTTGCTGGTGCCCCTGGCGCTGGTAAATCAACACTTGCTTTAGCGTTAGCAACTTGGATGAAAGTTCCTACCTTATACATTTCAGCAGACACAGGCGCACACACAATGAGTATGCGTTTGTTCTCAATGCTTACAGGTAAGAGCCAAGATGAGTCAGAGAAACTTCTATCATCAGATGCACAGTTCGCAAGAGAAGCAATTAATAAAGGTTCAAGCCACATCTTCTGGTCATTTGATGCAGCACCATCGTTATCTGATTTAGATGAAGAGGTACTTTCATTTGAAGAAGTACATGGTGAGAACCCACACTTGATTGTGTTAGATAACTTGATTGACATCACCGATGGTGGTGGCGAAGAGTGGTCTAGTATGCGTCAGACTATGAAAGAAATAAAGTTTTTGGCAAGAGATACTAACGCTGCTGTTCTTATCCTCCATCACACAAGTGAAGCCTTTGATAGTAACCCTTGTCCACCAAGGTCAGCGATTCAAGGTAAAGTTTCACAACTACCAGCACTGATTTGTACCATAGGTCAAACACCTAACGGTATGATGGGTGTTGCACCAGTAAAGAATCGTTACGGCAAGGCTAATGCTTCTGGAAGTGAACCAGTTTATTTGTCATTCAATCCAGAGTTCATGTACTTGGCTGACCCAAGAGAATCTTTATGAGAAACATGGATGGCAGATGTTATATCTGTTCATCTATTTGGTACTGCACATGTAATAACGAATCGAACATAGGTGAAGATGAGTAACCCAAGTAAACAGAAAGGTACATCAGCAGAAACTGCTGTTGTTAAACATCTTATAGCCAACGGTTTCCCCGAAGCAGAAAGACGCACACTCAGTGGTGCTAACGATAAAGGTGACATCTCTGGAATCAAAGATGTTTGTTTAGAAGTTAAAGACCACAAGAAGATGGACCTTGCTGGTTGGGTTAAAGAGTTAGAAGTTGAAAGAAGAAATGCTTTAGCATTAACAGGTGCTGTGATACATAAGAAACGTGGCACAACTAATGTTGGGGAATGGTATGCAACTATGCCTGTTAGTTTATTTCTTAAACTAATTATAGATGCAGGATACTGATGTCTGATTCACCTATCGCAAAAGTGTTGATGCTATATGGGGCAAACAAAGTCCCATCTGGCAGAGGATGGCGCAGTATGAAATGTCCTTTTCATTCTGACCGTCACGCCTCAGCAACAGTTAACACTGAGGTGAATGCGTTCTCATGCTTTGCGTGTAGTATTAAAGGAGATTTGTACAAGATTATTATGGAGCAGGAAGGGATTGGTTTTCGTGAAGCAAAATCAAGAGCAGAAGAGATTACTGGAACAAGCAACATTACATTACCAAAAGTCAATCAACTTGGCAGAAGAGTACCTCGACAAGAGGGGAATATCATTAACAGACGCAGAGAGATTTCGTCTGGGAGTAGTGAGCGAACCACTCGTAGGTCACGAAACATATCAGAACAGATTAGCAATACCCTACCTGACTAGAGCAGGTGTTGTTGATATAAGATTCAGAGCAATAGATTATTCTGAACCAAAGTATCTGGGACTTCCAGGTTCTGAGACAAGGTTGTACAATGTTGAAGCATACTTTCAGGCAACTGATTGGATATGTTTATGTGAAGGTGAGATAGATACTATGACACTTGCTAAACTAGGTTACCCTGCTATCGGTATCCCAGGAGTAAAAAACATTAAGTCACATCATTACAAAATCTTATCAGACTTTGACAGAATATATGTGTTCGCTGATGGTGACACAGCAGGACGTGACTTTGCAAAAGACTTAGCAAGAAGAGTAGCAGGTGTTATACCTATCACCATTCCTGATGGTGAAGATGTTAACAGTTTGTTTATCAAAGATGGTTCCGACTGGTTCAAAGGAAAGGTCGCTGCTTAATGTACAACGAAGTAAAGTTTGCTGAACTAACCTACAATTACACAGATGGTTTAGCAGAACTGTTAATTAGGAAACAAAAAGATTACGGACCAAAGAATATTTCTGACTCTCCTGGTGGTCCACTCAATGGGTTGCGTGTGAGAATGTTTGACAAACTCGCTCGCATTAATAACCTTGTTGAAACAGGTGCAACACCAGAGAACGAATCTTTACGTGATTCATTTATGGATATAGCAAACTATGCAATCATCGCAATGATGGTGCTAGATAAAAAATGGGAAGGCGTTGAATGAAACGCATTGTAGTCTTATCGGATATGCAAATACCTTTACATAATAAACCTGCAATAAATGCTGTAATCAAGTTTGTTAAAGACTACCAACCAGAAGAACTTTTTTGTGTAGGTGATGAGGCTGATTGTTTAGCCCCAGCACGTTGGTCTAAAGGGTACGCAGCAGAACATTCTAATCTACAACGAGACCTTGATGAGACAACATCTATCATGGGTAAGTTTCGTAAAGCAATAGGTAACAAACCTTTTCATTTAATGAGAAGTAATCATGGTGACAGAATACAACGCTACATTGAACGCGATGCACCAGCCCTTGCAACACTTAGAGATTTAAAGTATGAGAAACTATTAGGTTATCGTGATTTAGATATTACATACCATAATAAACTGTGGAACTTTGCCCCAGGTTGGGTGATGGGTCATGGTGATGAAGGTTCAACCAGCCGTTACGCTGGTGGCACAGCAGTATCATTGGCAAGAAAGATTGGTATG